GGCCAAGATGCCGAAGGAGGGCGTTCCGGCAACCCGGCTGCACAATTACGCCAAGTGGGAAGATCCGGAGTACCGAGCCAAGATGAGCGAGTTGCTGCGCGACATGCACAAGCGGCCAGGGTTCAAGGCGGCCGTCGCCAAACGGGTTATCTCGCTCGAGAGCAGGCGCAAGAATATCGATGCAGTGAAGCGGTCATGGGATCGCCGCAGAGGGTTCAAGGTGCCGCCATCGAAGCGCGCCGACTATCGGAACCTCACCGTCACCAAGAAGATGCGGGCCCGCGAGGCCAGCCGGATCCTGGGGCTGATCTGATGCGCGAATTTTCCAAGGTCTACCAGAACGTCTGGACGTCCCGTAAATTTCGGGCACTGCCGGATGACGGATGCCGCCTGCTGTACCTCTATGTTCTGACCTGCAAGCACTCCAATTCGAGCGGCTGCTACGACCTCGAACCAGGCTATGCCATGGCCGACCTGAAGTGGCCTGAGATAGCCTATCAAAAGGCTATCGATAGCCTATCAATAGCCGGTTTGGTGGAAGTAGAAACCGACCTTCCGACCGTCCTTATTACCAAGTGGACGGACTTCAACGAACCGACGAACGCCAAGCATGCCCTCAGTGTTTTGTCACAACTGGACGCCGTTTCCAGCCTGACACTAAAACACAAACGAGGACAAGAGTTTACGCGGATAATCGATGCGAAGAAATACACCAACGATAGGGTATGTGGTCAGCGGCTTGATAGCCTATGCAATCTCTATCGATACCCTATCGATAGCCTATCAGCACCTAGACTAGACCAAGAGGTAGACCAGAGAGAGAGACAAGACCTAGACCTAGACCAGACTAGACCTGAGAGACGCACGGGCGAACCATCGCAGCAGTCCGCCGCGCCTGACGGCGGCGGTCCTGCTGCTGCCGGTGGAGCCTCGCTGGAACTCCTGGCATCCATCGCCCGCCTCAACCGGAGGCATGGCTAGCAGGCTGCTGTAACCGCCATTGACGCGCAAAGGGGTATGGACATGAAAACACCAAGCGACAAGATTTTTGAGGCTATGGCGGATCGTGTGAACTTTATGGTTCAGACTGGTTTTGCAAAGGTGAGGCATCTTTGCGAAAGCCCGATAGAGGAAATCTTGCTTGAAGCGATCATCGCGTATCGGATTGCCAATTACTACACGTTTCCAAAGATGCCTGGCCTCATTGGTAATGGGTGGAATGTTGAACCACAAAAGCACATTGGTTCTTACCGTGTCGATTTTCTGCTGACGGACGATGAATGCGAGGTGCAAACGGTCATTGAATGTGATGGTCACGACTTTCACGAAAGGACTAAGGAACAGGCACAAAGGGATCGTGAGCGTGATCGCTCAATGCAATCTGACGGGTTTCTTGTTCTTCGTTTCACAGGGTCTGAAATTTGGCGTGATCCATGGTCATGTGTTGAGCAGATAGACAAAGCAATTATGGCCTACGGCATCAATCGCCAAGGTGAACGCATCATCGATGCGATGATAGGCCCGGCCTGACCATGCTTGACACCGTCACGCCATCCGCAGGCACAATCGCCCAACGCGCCCGCTGGGACCGCCAGCACGCCGCAACCGTGCCCGTCAAGCCAGACCCCGACGTGTTCCGGCTTATGGCCGCGTTTCGCACGTCCTACGGCAAGGCGAAGCTGCTCAAGGCGCTGTCGTTCGGGCTCCCCGTCGATCAGGACATCATGGCGTGGTGCATGCCCACAACGTCCGCGCTGCACAACGTGGTTTCAAAACTCAGGGACGCTCATCCGTCCCTGCTCATCGAGCCCACCGTCCGGGACGGGTCCTACATCATCCGCGATGCAGCAACACTTGCCCGGCTGCGCGCCATCATCAACGGGGAACCATGACCTTGATCGACGAAGTGATCGGCCCAACCCCGGAACGCCTCGCCAAGGCTGGCGACGATATCGAGGAAACATCCGCCACCCAATCCCAGAACTGGCGCGCCATCCGCATGCTGGACGGCCACGTCATCGAGCGGTTGCGAAACCGTGATGCCATCTCCGGCGACCTCTACAACGCCGGATGCCAGTTCTATTCCGACTGGTATCACGCAGGCCTCGCCTCATCGGGCGTCATCGATCCATCCCGCGAAGTCGTTGACGGTGGCCAATCCAAGGGCGTGTCAGACCGCAGGCTTGCCGCCATGACCAGATGGCAACGCGCGGTGCAAGCGGTCGGCAAGGTGCACAGCCTGGTGCTGATCGACGTGATCCTGCACGAAATGACGCTCGAACTTTACGGCCGCAAATACCACGGCTACAAGGCGCCGAAGCAGGCCGTCCAAGCCGCCCAGACCAGCCTGATCAACGCGCTGACAGAACTGGATTACCACTACTACGGCCAGCGGAATGGTAGAACCGTGGCCGCGCATGTGGCAGGGTATCGGCCTAACATTTCAGCATCTTGACCTAGTACCCGAATTCGCATACAGTCTGCCACAATCCAAGGCTCCGCTTCCACAGTGGGGCCTTTTGCGTTTCCGCGCACAATCAAACCGGAAATCAAAAACAATCAAACTAATCAAAGGAAATTCAATGGCGCGTCGTGGCGGCAAGCGTCCGAACGCGGGCCGCAAAGCTGGTTCCGTCGTTCGCGGCACCATCGAAAATCGCGATGCCATCGGCGAATTGGCGCGCGCTCACACTGAAGTCGCACTCCAGGCGCTGGTCAAGGTGGCGACGAAATCCGATAGTGACGCCGCTCGCGTGTCGGCGGCAAGCGCGTTGCTTGACCGGGGCTACGGCAAGCCGCGCCAGACGGCTGAAATAACCGGCAAGGACGGCGGGCCGATCAACGTAACCATTGAAGCGGTTGACGCAGCCCTGCTGTGACATTCGCACTCACCGACCGGCAGGCATCGGCGCAAAAACTCATGTCGTCGGAAGCCACGCACGTCATGCTGTACGGCGGATCGCGGTCGGGCAAGACGTTTATCAACGTCCGGGCCTTGATCGTGCGCGCACTGGCCTACAAGTCCCGCCATGCGGTGTTGCGCTACAGGTTCAACCACATCAAGGCGTCGATCATCTATGATACGCGGCCGAAGGTCATGGACTTGTGTTGGCCAGAGGTTGCCGAGAAAAGCCATCTCGACAAGTCGGACTGGTTCTACACGCTGCCGAACGGGTCTGAAATCTGGTTCGGCGGTCTGGACGACAAGGAACGCACCGAAAAAATCCTTGGCCAGGAATACGCGACGGTGTTCCTGAACGAGTGCAGCCAGATCTCGCTCTCGGCCCGCAACATGGCCATGACGCGACTGGCGCAAAACACGCCGCTCAGGCTGAAGGCCTATTACGACTGCAACCCGCCGGGACGGTCGCACTGGACCTACAAGCTGTTTGTGGAAAAGGTTGACGCGGATCGCCGGTCGCCGCTGGCGCATCCCGAAGACTACGCCGCGATGGTGATGAACCCTCGCGACAACGTGGCCAATCTGCCGGCAGCTTATTTTAAGACCCTTGAAGCCTTGCCGGAGCGGCAGCGCAAACGCTTTCTGTTGGGCGAATTTGCATCCGAATCCGAAAGCGCGCTGTGGACGCCGGAACTTCTCGATAACCGCCGCGTGATCGATCACAACCCGCCGGAGATGCAGCGGATCATCATCGCCGTCGATCCGTCTGGATGCGCCGGGCCTGAAGATGAAAGATCGGATGAGGTCGGGATTGTCGTTGTCGGCTTGGGCAAGGATCAACGGGGATATGTCCTCGAAGACCTGAGCGGCCGCCACGGTCCTCGCGAGTGGGGCAACATCGTCGCTGCGGCCTATGACAGGCATGACGCCGATGCCGTGGTTGCCGAAGCGAACTTTGGTGGCGCCATGGTGGCAGAGATCATCCGGGCATCACGTCCGCACACGCCATTCCGAGAGGTCCACGCATCGCGCGGCAAGGTGGTGAGGGCGGAGCCGGTGGCGATGCTGTTTGAGCAAGCCAAGGTCAGCATGGTCGGGTTCTTTCCCGAACTTGAAGACCAGCTCTGCGGCATGACGACGGCTGGATACATCGGCGACAGATCGCCGGATCGGGCCGACGCCATG